ACTTGCCGTAATTAAGTTGTGTCTAAACGTATACCATTCAGGTGACCTTTGGACGTGTTGTGGTTGATTTAAAAGGTGTTGTATTTTATCGGAAACAACCGTAATATTCGGTGTAGTTATTATTATACTACTATCAAAAGAACGCCTTGGAAAAATAGAAGAATAAAATATTTCGAATGCTTCGTCGATATAATTATATAATTCTTCTTCATATAACTCATTTAATAAAATTTGTTCTTCAAATTGTGTTAAACATAATCCCCGAATTTCATTAACACATATAGAATGAAATTCGGGGTCAGAAATTAATGTTGGGTTTTCATTGACATACTCATAAATTTGTTCAAGAGTTGTTTCAATAAAATCTGTCAACATATCGTCATCCATTATTAATGGGTCATCTTCTAAAGCTACTATACTATCAAAAATATTTTCAAGGGTTTCCAAATCGTTAAGATACATGTTATATTAATTAACACTTTGTTTTTAATTTACTTTTATATATTCTGTAAAACATCCCCGATAACAATATTGTGTTTATCCTTTATCGTCCCAGTTGTTTTTTTTGGAGGCAAACTTTTTAAAGTTGATATCCGTTTATCCAAACTTTTTAAAGTAAAATGCTTATGTTGCTTATTATATATAAGTGCCGGGATCTCTTTAATTATTCCGGTATTTTTATCATAAATAACATCCTTTACTTTTTGTAGTTTTTTTCTCTCCAAACAATCCTTAAAAAAAGTAATTAAATGACTTTCTGCTTCGTCATTTAAATTATTAGTTTCTTTATATGTTTTCACATAACACGCCAATTTTTTCATTTTAATTGTATTATCCAATTTACACCACGGACCGTTGACATTAATTTGTTGCTCGGTTTCTAAAAATTTCTCCAAAAAAGAGATATCATTAGTTGTTAGTTTTGTTTCCTTTTTTGGTGTTCTATTTAACAACATAGTTTTATATTTGATATTTTTTAATTCGTGACACTCTTCATTAATTGTGTTTTCCATTATATTATATTATATAAAGAGTTAAGTTTAACCCGTTTTAAAACATATAGTTATATTTTAATATTTATATTGATTTATAATATTATCATTAAAATATGGAAGTCCCAGAAAATACCGCGATTATCGTAGATAATACATATGTAGATGATACAGATAAAAAAATAAACATTATCGGAACTAGTTCGCGTTATCAAATAAAAAAGGCAACTTATAAGTTAGAACACAATAAAGAACGCACCGATATAAAAAAAATAAATTTTCCAGATGAATATTTTATTTACGAAACCCAACTGACTATTTTACAAAATATTTACGATGATTTACCAACGATTAATTTAAATAACACTAATGTTGTTAAACAAATAGAAAGAAAAATATACGGTTATAAACACCAGGATATTGATAAAAAACAAATCGATGAAACTAAATTAATTAGTTTAAAATTAATTGTTCACAAATTAATCGAATGTAATCTGACATGCTACTATTGTTTTTGTAAAATGATGCTATTATATAAACTTGTTAGAGAACCTAAACAATGGACATTGGATAGAATCGATAATGAATACGGACATAGTGTTGACAATATTGTTCTATCTTGTTTAGAATGTAATTTAAAACGAAGACGAACAAACCAAAATAAATTTGTATTTACAAAACAACTGAAAATTACTAGAATAGAAACAGAATAAATAAGTTATTCAATCAGAATTATTATAAATAATTATAATAATGGATTATTATGAATGGAAATGGACTAAAGGCGAACCGTATGATAAGTCTCTCAGACAATGTAACTCTGACGCATCGATTTTAGAAAATAATGAATATATTAATAATGTCGAGAAGTCAGCATATTCAGCATCATTAAACCACGATGAAAACACCTGGGATGTTTTAAATAATGGTAGATTTACAAATAAAAAAGAATTTACAGAACAAAAATTGTCAGAACGTCAATCCATATGTCAGTCAAATCTAAATCCATATATGTGTAATAATAATTACGTGGATGATGTTGTAAATAGAGACGCATTTTTAAAACCAGTGTCAACCTTTATTGAAAAAGAGAAATAATATTCATTAAATAAATAAGTATTTAAATAAACCCGAATTATTAATACAACCACATTATGTTAAAACCTGTAAATTATATAACACAAAACAATTTATTATTAAATAATTTAATTGATTTTTACAAAAACGAAGATGCCTTAAATAAAATGTTAAATATTATTACTGGAGAAAATAAAATATCGTTGAGGATTGTCGATTGGTTCTCAACAAATTACGCAAAAAAATATTACACTATTTATTCAATTAATAACGATATTTCTAAAAGATTTAAGGTTTATGTTGACTACAAATTAAAATTGAAGGCTTATTCAAAACGACGATTTGACCCTTTTTGTAGATGGGATAGAATAAGTATTCCATATAAAAATAATACCAGTATTGAAACTACTATCGGACAATTAAATTTTTTCAAATGGGCAATCGAAAACAAAGTTATCGAATATATAGAACAAAACTACGATGATATTGAAACAGATATGAATTGCCGTAATAGCACATCTAGAAGAAAAGATATTGTAGACAATTCAAAAACCCGTAAAAAAAGAGAGGAATTGTCAATATCAGCTACTAAAAGTATTAAAAAGGAAAAGGTCGAAATTGTCGTCCAATTTAATTAGTTAATTTTATATAAATATAAATATAAATATAAAATTAATAAAATATCAATGGGTAATACTCAATCAATAAATAAAACGAATTTTGAAGATATTCAGCAATTATTGTCAACAAAACCAGGACAATATTTATTAATTAATACTTTAAAAATTGAGGAACAATATTGTTTAATACCAAATACAATACCATACGATAAGGAAGAAACCATTATTAACGAACACATTAAAAAATATAATAAGGATACCAAAATTATTATTTACGGAAAAAATTGTAACGATGACACAACAATACAAAAATATAAACAATTATATTTACTCGGGTTTTACAATATATACATTTATACAGGAGGGTTATTCGAATGGTTATTACTTCAAGATATTTATGGTTCGTCTGAATTTCCAACGAGTTCAAAACAACTTGATTTATTAAAATATAAATCTTAAACTTTTTTCTCTTTATCTAATAATAATGTCTGGATTAACTGGTTTTAATGTTGGATACTCAAATACATTTGGTGGTAATAAATCATATCTAGACATATCATATATATTTAACCCTAGAACTTCAAGCACTAATGTTACAAACACAAATATGTTTTATAAACAATCAGGTGCTGTTTATACCGATATATCCAACGTATTTTTAAAATCGTCAACTAATGGCGCAACTGGTATAAGTTATGAGGTAATTTCTGTAACAAATTTTTACGACCCGTTATCGACTAGTTATGTTGATATAGGCGATTTATTTCAACCATATTATAATGATATTTCTTTTGCGAATATCACATCAACCGTATCATCTGGATTAATTATGTATAAATATATTAATGGTGTTAAATTTATAAATTCAGGAAACGCAAATTATACAGGAAGATTTAAATTCCCGACTCCATCTGGAAACACAACAGGTAAATTCACAATAAATTTTGCGTGTGTTGGCGGTGGGGGTGGTTCTAATAATGGTGGTGGTGGTGGTGGTTCTATAATAATTGGTAGTGCGGATATGTCGTATAATTTTTTGTATTATTTTGGTGTAGCAAATGGATTAAAGGGGACTGGTGGTAATACCTTTTTTAGAGCAACCCAATTCTCTAGTGATATGTCGTATAATTTTATGGCTAATGGAGGTGTCCAAGCTATCAGCGGAAAAGGAGGAAACGGAGGATCCGTTCAGATTAATATTATGTCAGGAATTTCGTGCACAATTAATTATATAAGTAGTGGAGGAGGTGGAGGAGGAGGGTATGATACATCAGGTAATATTGTTGGTGGTGCTGGTTCAGCAGGAGCATATACTATAAATGGTTCAGTAACTGTTCTATCTGGAGGACCCGGACAATCAGGCACCGGTTGTATTCTTGCTAGTGGTTCTTCTGTCAATTATGTAGGTGGTAATGGAGGAGGTAATTATTCTGATCCGTCGGGTGCGTATGTTTCGTTTAATAGTATTCCAGACCAATTAACTAATTATTTTGGTGGTGGAGGGGGGGGTAATAGTTATGTGCCCCCCTCGGGTCCATCTTACGATGGGTTTCCAAGTAATTATCCAACAAATACATGGATACAAGGTGGAAGTGGA